AAAGCCAACGAAGTCTTTATCGACAAACATTATATCCACTGTATTCCCGCCAGTTAAAGCCATATCACCGGCCTTGTATTCACAGATACAATCCGCCGCCCTGCCTCCTGCGTATAGGTTTATAGGCGCAGATGCCGTTCCCGCCGTGGGGCTTCCAGTAACGCCGGTCTTAATAGAAATCTCAACATCAAGCGTTATAGTGTATGCCCAAGCCTTGTAAATTTTTAGATTTCTGCTTGATGTATTTTTCAAGTATAAAAAATCTGATGTCGCAGCGTTGGTATCTACCGCAAATGGTATTGAGTAGGCATCCTGATTGTCCACAGCTATTTGTAGGGGCGTTTTATTATCGGTCTGCAACCTATCCTGTTTCGTAACTTCCGCCGTGTAAGTTTTACCATTTATTTGCATTGTATATCTCCATCATTTACTTGTTCGCCCGTAACCGCTTCGTCACGGATATTGATTTTCTTTAGTTCTATTAAAATCTGTCCAAGAAGTTCCTGGACAGTCATATCCGCTATGAGAACTACAGTGTCCCCGCCGACAGTAGCAGTTCCCTCTATAATGGTCGGAGTGTCCGTAGTCGCTCCGGTTACAGGTGTTACGTATTCTATGTGTTCTACCGGCATATCAGCCTTTCATCATCATAATATAATCAAGCGATGACAGCGGCTCCCCGCCATTTGGGTAATCGTGAAATTCAATTCCTATCCCCGCTTCCTGAAATTTCTTCAGGTCAAGATACTTCCTGCCCGACAGTCCCGACAGATATGTATTCGCTTTCATCTCTCTGCAAATATCCAAAATTATGTCTGATTTGTTTCCATTCACGGTCAAATCAGAAGCTAAGATTGTCGGCGTGTTAATTGCAAAGCACCGTTTGAAAAAATCTATAAAAGCGTAATTTATATCTACCAAAAACTCGTAGTCCGACATAACAATAGACTTAATCGTATCGCTATGATTCTTGTAATGTGGGCACTTGCTGTAGCATTGTGATAGCTTGCCCCAGTATTTTCTCTGCCACGGCTGGGTGTTGTCTATCCGCATATCTTTAATCTGCGACGAAATATGTCCCCTGGTGATTACGGGAACTGTCAGCCAGCCGGTTTCAATTCTGTTTCTGTTCTGAAAATAGTTTTTTCTGTATTGGACATTATCCAAAAAGACATGCAAATCCACCTTCGCCATCTTATCGAAATAACCAAGCCAGGGCAGGTGTTCAGGCTGATGTATTGCTATTTTCATTTAATCCAAAAATGAGATATGACAGAAAGCCGTTACGTTTTTGTTCAAAGGCAAACTTCGTACTGTAACCCAGACAGTGAAATACATCTGTATAGAACACAATGTCAGGTTGGCCTTCGCCGTAATATTCTTTTCGTTTTTTCTTCCATTCGGGTTGCTTGTCTATGTCGTAAGGGTTTTTATTGATATTAAAGATAACAACGCCAAAGGATAGTAGTTTTGGCAAAAGAAGTAATGCGTCGAAATGCTCACAATGACCATTGTAAATACCCTGCGGATTATCAAAGACTATGAAATCGTACTTGCCCCCCGTCATTTTGTAAGAGTCGCCTATCCGAACGGTTGCGTTTGGCAGGTTTCTTTCAAGGGCCTCTTTGTGGATGGGGTCAATCTCCCACGCTTCCAGACTGGCGACTTTATCAGAGTAGGCTGTTGCCTGCCAGTCGCCCTCTCCGGCGAAAAATTCCAACGCTTTCATCCTGGATAAATCAACGTCTAATGCGTGCAGTACCCTGCATACGCTTCTCATTGCCTTGCCCCGCATCATATATTTTTCCTTGCGTGGTTGTAAACGAAGTCGGCGAAACGTTTTGATGTCCAGTTGTCCTCTGTGTGCTTTCGCCCTGCATCAGCTACGTCCTGATATGCCGATGGGTCTTTAAGGACATCTGCGATGACATCATCGAAGTTTTCCTTATCTACGTAAATGCAATGGACGCCATCCCGAAAACCCATTTCATCGTAATTGGGCAGGTATTGGGCGATGCACAAACAACCGGCGAGCGGTATCTCAAGGTATTTAGGAACGACGTAGATTCCCGTAAGGGCTAACGCCGCCGCAAATTTCGATAAGAATGTTGGATATTCCTTGCCGCTTGGAACTTCCGGACGGAGAATACAATGATTGACTCGATATAGATTCGGCCTGTTAAAAGCCCATCGTCTGAACCCATATCCCCACGTTTCCCTGCCCTCCCACGTGGCTCCATTGGCAAGTACCGCACAGTTTCGGTCAACTAATCGCCTTTTTGAATATTTATATTTGTCCTTGTTAGGAGCCATCGGGAACCACAAGAGTATATCATCGGCATCAGAGCCTACATAGGGAGACAGCCAGCGGTAATAGCCGTCCTTGAGGGGGCAGATTAAGAAATTTATGCCCCGACTCCGCATCCTCTCCACCCTTTCCCGTGCGCCCATCTTTCTGACTGTTAAACCGTTAGGATATTTACATTTCTGTTCCTGCTGGTGTGGGTCGTTAAAAATGGTGTATTTAACGGCTTTGTGGTCTTTTATCCCGTCTATTGTTATATCGTGCCAGGAATGAACGTCAAAAAATATAATACAGTCTGCTTCAATATCTTTTGCACTACAGTTATTGGTTATATGCTGAACTTTTTCAAACCTGTCCTTTATCGACAAGAACATATCTCTGTATGTCTGCGAATAAGCGGTGGGAAGCAGTTTCGGGTCTTTGTTATCGTAAATTAGTGCAAGTTTCATTTAATCCACCCACCTGATTACTTCAAATGCTTCTGCGTAAGGAGTGCCTATAATTGCGCCCCTGACCGCTGCAAGACCTTTAATAAATTCCTCGTTCATATACGGTCGGTGAATCTGGCTTTTGTGGCTCATTACGGCCTTTACTTTTGCTTTAATCTGGTCTGCGTTGAGCCTAACTACCATCGGGAGATTGAAACTGGTAGAGTTCCACGGGTCTTCGTAACCCAGAATTGTGCTTTTTTTGTAAGCCCTTTTTGCTTCCTGGCACACGACTTGGTGGTCTTGATGCTCATCGTAAGTTGCAGGGACTAAAACAATATCAGGAGTTATCCTGAAATCAATGAACTCCTGTAGAATAGCCTGCCTGATTTCAGGAAAATATCTGTTTTTGTAATCACGGACAGTAATGTTTTCCGGTCGTATCCCAAGAACTTCGTGCGAAGTCCCTATCTCGGCCTGCCTGTTCAGGCGTAACATCGACAAGACTATCGAGTAGCAGACTGCGCCGTTGTCAATCCACTTCTTTATCGTTCCACCCGCACCCAGTTCCATATCATCGGCGTGCGGCGAAATTGCCAATATCTTATTCTTCGGCATTCAGTTCAATCCTGAGTTTTCTTATTCGCCTTACTTCTTCCTTTGATATATGCTCTTCCCAGTCAGGCAAACTGCACTTGTAATCAACGAGTTTCTGTGTCATTTTAATGCCGCACTTGTATGCCTTTTCGAGAACAGGTACGATTTTATCATATTCGCCTATTACGAGAAGGTCGTATATCTGCCTGTGAAGCTCACAGATAGTCTCGTTTTCCCAGACACGATGCCCTTTTTTGTTTTCAAATACCCTGCTGAACATCTGACCTCATTACCACAAAATCAGAAAACCAGATATTTATTTTTGACTTGTTCATATCGTACCGTTCCAGTAATTTGAAGTTGTATTTCTGTGAAATGTAATTGAGAACTTCCGTCACATCGTCCCAGTATGTAGAACCGTGCTTATCTATTCTGGAATCTTTAGGCGAGCCTATCAAAAACACAAAGTGGCCATCAGGTTTCAATACCCTTTTGATTTCTGAAAGCACTTCTTCTATTTTGAGAAAGTGGTCAAGGGAGTTGGTATAAACTATGTCTATGGTATTGTCTGCGTATTGAATATCGCTTGCATCGCCCCAAACTACGTATTTATTCTCCTTGCCAGGATTGACGTCAATTCCAACCGAAAATGAACCCAAATCATTAAATACTCTTACCTCGGTTCCCGTTCTCGCCCCAATACACAAAGAACTTGTACCTTTTGTTTTCAATTTGGAGGTTGACAGCCATTTTGACAGGACTTTATAATAGGCTAATTCGTATTGTTCGAGCCAGTTTATGCCGTTTTCGAGCTTTGACTTCTGGTGACACAGATATTTCTCGTAACTTTCGTAGGGCTTTATATGAAACGGATTGTTAAGCACTGAACGGAGTGTCCTTTTTTCCGTAGCAAAATAGCTTCGTCAATTTCATTTGTTCCTTGAACCGTTTCTCTGTTTTTTGGAAATCCTCTTTTTCCGGTGAGGCGAACTTGTTCGAGTGAAGCTGAATGAACATCTTGTCGATATAATCTATGTTTGCAGAAAGCAGGTCTTTCATTATCGTGTACTCTCCACCCTCTGCGTTTATTTTAACTACTATGTAATCGCTCGGCGAAACATTCTCTCTTAGCCATTGGGAGAACTGAACCGACTTTGCCTTAGTCGATTTACTGTAATCGACACTTCCTCTTAATTTGTTCAGGCAGGTTGTCCCGCCTTCGTTTTGGTTTGCCCCGCCTCGGTAAAAGTTAACGAGGCCGTTAAAACCCACGGCAGAATTTGCCAGTGTAACATTTCTTATATGCCCTACGGTTTTTTTGAGCGTGTTAAATGTTTCAAGGTCGGGTTCAAAAGAATAAATATCGTATTTCTCAGCATCTTCTACTTCTCGATAAAAACGTCGCACCGATTCGCCTATGTGACCGCCGATGTCTACAAAAACCTTCCTGCGAGTCTTGGGAATACCGAGTATTTCGTTTCCGATACGGAGCATTGCTCTGCCGGAAGCCTTCGGGTCGAAGTGCTGTTCCGCTGTTGCCCTTGCCTTGTCCCGAACTGCGTTACGGTCTGCTTTAATATCACGCCAGCATTTCCAGATGGCCTCGGCATATCCTTCCACGTCCATCGGGTTAGCGGTATAGTCGGTATATCGGCAGCCTGTTCCGGCAACGATAGGAACGCCGCAGGCGAGAGCTTCTCGCACAACACGAGTAGCTATTACGTGGGGAGTTAAAACTATATCCGCAGACGAATAATATTTTATAATATCAGACATCTGAGAACCCACAAACCCCAAACCGCCCCTGTGATGTAGTTCACGAAAGAAACGAAGCGCTGGCGTCTGGTAGGCTTTGTTCATCCCTACGATGTGAATCTTGGCCTGGTATCGGTAGTTGCGGAAATACCTTGCGGCGAAAAAAGGATTGAATGGAATCACGTCTTCACGCCATATATCCGCAATCAGCAGGTTGGGGCTTCCGTCCCAGTCTAACATCGGGTCAGTCGGCTTGAATGTTTCAAGGTCGACCATCGCAGGAACATAGGCCATCTTGCCCTTGAAAATCGTTTCCCATATATTCAGGTACTCCGGCCAGAAAGTTATAAATCTTTTGTAACGACAGTCGGTTGATTTGTGGTAATGGCCACTTACTATCGGATGGCCATTGTCCATTTCTATTCTCGTGGAATTTTCAGGTCGTCCGTGTACTGCGCCGATAATCGGTGTGCCGTAATTATGGTACTTGTTCGGAATTGCCGAATGCCTTACAAAGATGTCTGCATCGTCAGCCCACGAAAGAGGCAAGGCTTCTACTTTGCCGTCTTTCATACCAAACCGATGTCCCTTTTCGCCGAAGTCTATGAAGCCCGCATCTATACCAACAGCCCGCTCACCTAAAATAAGGTCTTTTGTGGTATGATATAAACCACATTGACTGGGGCTGAATATAGAAAAGTGTGCTATCTTCATATAAAAAGAAAAGGGGCTTTCGCCCCCTTTCATTAAACGTCGATTGCGTGTGACAACAGTACAACTATATCCGAGATGGAAACCTTGAGGTCGGACACTACTGACCAGGCATCCGAATCGTACATAACCTTAAAATCTGAAATGAAAGTTGTCCAGTTGCTATCATCGGCTGTAAGGTCGGAATCGTTAGCTACAATATCCGACTTAATAACCACAATATCGGATGCTGTCATTACTTCGTGCGAATCCAACACTACGATGTCGCTGTCATTGGCCACAATATCGGATATAATCACCACGATGTCGGACGCCGTAGTTACTTCGTGCGAATCGAGTACAACAATGTCACTCTCAACTGCGTCCAAATCAGACTTGATTACGGTAATATCAGACTTGACATTATTTGTAATGTCGTCTTTTATTACCACAATATCAGAGGTGTTAGTCACTACGTCCGAACCGCCTTTTGTCAATACAATATCCGATTTAATAACGACCAAATCAGAAGCGGTCATTACTTCGTGTGAATCAAGCACGACTATATCGCTGGCGCCGGCAGCAATATCTGATTTAATAACGACTAAGTCGGAAGCGGTAGTTACTTCGTGGGAGTCAAGAACAACAATATCGCTATCGTTAGCAGCAATATCGGATTTGAGAACCACAATATCAGATGTGCTTGTTGCCACATCAGACAGGTCAGCCACAAGGTCGCTTTCCACCACTAAAATATCTGATTTAATCACCACGATGTCCGAAGCGGTAGTTACCTCGTGAGAATCCAAGACCACTATGTCACTATCATTAGCAACTATGTCTGATTTAATAACCACAATGTCCGAGGCAGTCGTGACCTCGTGAGAATCGAGAACGACGATGTCGCTGTCGTTGGCTACGATGTCGGACTTGATGACGACAATGTCAGATGCTGTCATAACTTCGTGAGAGTCGAGAACGATGATGTCACTATCATTGGCGGCAATATCAGACTTGAGAACAACCACGTCTGAATTGACTGTGGTTATATCAGAACTGCCAGCGACCGCTCCAATCTCCGTATTGAGAACATTGATGTCAGATGCAACTTCTTCAAGAAAGTCGAGCAGCTTATCCTTCTGGGGGTGACCGGAACCAGAATAGGCATCCCTGATGATGTTTCTACTAATAGACTTATCTAAGTCTGCCATTTAAGTTACCCCCTTTCTTATATGTTAGATACGGTTACTTGTGTGTCGTAGCTCGACTGCGGGCCGTGGTCGAGCCAGATGTCGGCAGCGCCGGCGGTGTTAGTGCCTACGTTTGTGGCGATAACCCCGACGTACTGCTTGTCATCGAAATTGTACGGTATCGCACCACGATATGCCCACGTTCCCGCTGTGGTATCGGCTACCGCAAATACACGGGTTGTTAAAGCGACTACGCTGTTGGAATCCATTGTGGTATCATCGTCGCTTACGAGTGAAAAACTGACCGAGGTTCCGCCTGCAAACAGTGTAGTAAACCGAATATTCAGATATATCGGTTCTCCAGCGCCCATTTCAAGGTCGGTGTCCTGCATATCAAGAACATTAGTTGCGGGGTCGGTAGTACCGTCAGCAAACAAATCCTCGGCGTCTGCAAAAACAAATAGTTTGTCCATAAGAGCCATAATAATTTTCTCCTTTTTTTTAGCTAATAATAGCCTCGGTGTTGAGAATTGCGTCGCAGCGTCTTATAGGCATATCGAGGAAGTATAACTGTGGACGACCGAACGGACTGTCCGGCCCCCAGTGTACGTTGCCCTTGTCCTTTGCGAGGATTTGAACCTGCGTAAAGATTTCCTTGTTGCAATACATATAAATCGTTCCCGCTGTCTTGTAGGCATTCCTTAATGTAATAATATTGTCTTCGTCGAGGGTGTTGGAATCAGTTGCGGATACGGTTGAAATGTTAGCAAGTCTCTTGACACTACGAGTGTCTTCGATTGCAAGGCCGACTTCCCAGGCGAACTCGGTTACGTATGACCAGTTGTAGGCCGTTGAACTATACGTGGATTCCGACTGGGTGTTGATAAGGCCCTTGTCCTGTTTGCGGACTCCGCCACCTTCGGTATTGCGGGGGTAAATCAGGTAACATTTACCAGGCCCACACTGGACGAAATAGATGGACGTAGTCGAGGCTCCGCCACCAGACGAAGCGCCGTTAAGAATAACGCTGTCGGTCGCAGACACAGGATACCTCATTGCAAAGCCTTCAAACTCTTCCGGTTCGGCCGCTACTTCATTGACAGCGTCGCCTATCAGAAGATTTGAGAAGCTCTGGCTTATACTCTCGATGTATGCCCGTTCCTGCTGCATACGGTACTTGGCGGGGTTTGACTGAAGACGCATTACATCTTCAGGGCACTGGTAACGTGCCTCGACCGCCATAATGGTCTCTCTCGCTTGCTGGAGCAGACCGACTGTTGCTGACCATCCCTCGCCTATCTTAACGATAGAAGAGGTCGGCAGCGCCGTTCTACGGGAGACAACGTGACTTGTAATATCGTTGGCTCTCGTCATAGGTGCATCCTGAACTACGTCGTTGACCTCGTTCAGGACTTCAGCAACGTCGATTATCTCGTTGTTGTGGGTCATCCTCGCAGCGAGAAGCAAATTCTCACGTTGCGTAAGTTCTACTTCTGTTGCCATTAGTAAACTCCTTAAATGAAATTAGAAATTGTCTGTAGTTGTTCGCAGGAGTTATCTAAAAAGGTAGGCTCTTGCTGCCGTTTTACATTTGGTAAATGTGATGACTTACATCAGTGCAATCGGGTCAATAAATGATTGTCCGATACGTATATATATTTAAGTAATCTTTGTCCTTTGGATTATTTTGTTTACCAAAATAACCGTTTGTGGGAGATTACTTAACTTCAATGTTATGGGCTTTGAACCACGCCCTTGCTTTTTCCCCCTCTTCGGATGTGTCGTTGGCGTACATACCAGGCGAGTCCTTATAGGCAGGTACGTATTCATCCTTTTTCTCGCCCCCGCCTTCGCCTTTGACTAAAGTATCGTTTAGTATCTTCATACCTATATTATGGAACGCCTTTATGAAGACCGGATTGTTTCCCAGCTTGCTCTCTACGAGTAAATTGGTAAAGTCCTCATCGCCGAGTTCCTTACAGGCTCTTCTGGCGACTTCTAAGTTCTCGTCGTACTTGGCGCCCCACTTCTCCTTTAATACTCTTTCGCCTTCTTCGTGCGTTCTCTGGAGTTCGGCGTTAAAATTAGTATATTCCTGTACCTGATACTCGTTGAACGCTTTTGATAATGCCTGTAACTGTGCTTTGGAAATACCAGCTTCGTAGGCTACGCTTCTGATTGCCTTTTCAAAGTCCTCGTTGTAGGTCATACCTTCTGGCATATCAGGTCTGGGCAGTTCGTAACCATCTGCGTTTGCAGGCCGTCCTACCCTGTCGTAAAAAGCACTCACCTCTTCCGCCGAGGACTCCGGTGTTGGCAGTTTGATTTTACTGCCAGACAGTTTTTCGATTTCGAGATAACCCTTTGCAAGGTCGTTTGGAGTCTCAAACTTACTCACGCCCTCCCTGTACTCGTCCGCTACCCCATCTCTCCAGTTTTGAGTTGTCTGTTCTTGATTTTCTGCTGTAAGCAGGTCGCCTTCAGGCTCAGCCATAATTCAATCCTTTCTAAATGTTTTTAACTCGTTTCGATTTGTCTATTGCCTCTATTAGTTTTTCAAACCTCTCCTCCAGCGTGGTGATTCTTACTAACGCTTCCGTTGCTTTTTCCTCAGTTGTCGGAGGCGGAAGCTCCCTAAATTCCTTCATTGTCATTTTACTTGTGTCCATTATTTGCTCTCCTTAACTATTGGAATACGGAACAGGCCGTTCACGAAACAGTCTACTGTAGACAAATTGTATACACCTAAATTCTTGAGTATTTTCTTGGCGAAACTTTCCACCGCTACCTCTTCGGTAGTCTTCAGGTCGGTGTCAAAGTAACCAGCTTCAATCAGAATCCAGCCGAGCGCCATCTGGCCTGCGGGTGTGGAGAAGCAAGCCCTGAACTGGTCTTGCTGCGTTGCTTCTTTTTTAGATTCTGCCATTTTAGTGTTTTTTTCTGCCTTTGTGGTGAGTGCCGCTGATGGTTTTCTTTCTTTGGCTGGCGTAAAAAACCTGCTTGCCCTTATTGGCGCCGTACTGTTTTTTCATAGCAGCCAGTATCTTTTTGCCTTTTGAAGTTAACGGCATTTTACGCTCCTACCAACGCCTCTGCCGGAGAACCGGCCTCCGGCGCTTTCGTGGTCTTCTTATACCCTTCGGCAGCTTTCTCTAACTGCTCCATAGCAGCCTGTTGTGCTTCCTGCTGCGCCCTTTCGTCCCTTAACGCCTTAACTTCAGCATCCGAGTTCATAATACTCTGCGGGAAATCTGAATTGTCCAAAATCTCTTCGGATAGTTTGCCCTCGTTTATTCTGTCCATAATGTACGGGAAGAATACGGATACCTGACCCAACTCCGCTATGCCATCTTTTATAGGCTGGAGCTTGAACAGTTTCCTCTGCGCCTGTACTAATGGGCCGGTGAACCTTACATCTATCGAAGAAGCCTCACCTCTTTCCCTGTTCTCTTCTGCGAGGTCTTGTAGAATAGGCGGTAGTTCGGGTAGTCTTCCGGCTTTGTCCTCTATATCAGCGACTATATCAAAGACCTTGGTTAGCCCCTCGGTAGTTAAGCGGTTTACCTGCGGGGCGAGAAGAAGTGCCTGCTCTCTCTGTATTCTTATAATCTCAGTCGCTGTCTTTTCTCTTGTAGAGCCTATAAACGCCCTGAAGAACTCGACACGATACTTATCTTCAATCAGTTTTGTAAGTCTTTCCTCTCGGTCTATTCCTATTGGGTAGTTCACGCCCGTCATAATCGGGGTAATTACGTTCTTGGAATTATCGAAATAATTGTAGCCGTCCGGCTCCATTCTCACATTGCCCCGCATATGTTCGGGGACATTGTAGGGAGGAGTGACAGACATATGGGCTGCCTTGAGCATAGTCTTGCCCATCTGCTGTAAAGTGTATATTTCTATAATAGCATCGGCGGCGGGCGAATATCCGTAAATCTCGTCGGAGTTCTTTCTGAACCGCCATACAGCATAAGGGAATATATCGAAGCCGGAGTCACGAACAACGCCATCATTAGTCTTTACACCACCTTCAGAAAAGAGCGCATCGCTTGTCTGGCTGGGTTCGTTGCCGGAATTGCTTGATGCACCTTTTGTCTCTACATAGACGGAACGGTACTTTTTATTCTTTGAAGTTATCTTGCCGAACATCGGCTCATCGTTGGGGAATACTGCGTGTATAAACTCGTGCATCTTCAGGGGGTGATTTTCGGCGTTAGCTATGAGACCGTTACTTAAAAGTTCTTTCGGGAACATCTGCGCAGCCTGCCGTGCAGTAAGGAAGAATTTCCTGAATAGTTCATCCACTTCACCGTACCTGTTCTCGGCGATAAAGACTTCTCTTAAATGGATGGGTGTGTGGACTGTCGCCCTGTTACCTATATCCTCTTCTATGAACAGGGGAGCGGTTCCTACAGAACCGGCGTCCCCAAACCATTCGGGAAGTATGGAATAGAAATTAGACCTGCGAAATGCAGCGTACATTGCCTCATCGTAGTCCTGTAAGAATATCCTCACCTCATCTATATCGTTTAGGGTATGGTCGTTCATTTCCGCCAGAAACCATCTAAGAGCTTCCGAGACCATAAAGCCCTGCATACCATCCCGCCATATACCTAAAGCGGCGTTGGGAGTGCCGTCGAAAACGTCCCTGCCCCTTCTCTGGCCTTTCTTATCGAATCGCTGGGAGTCTTTGATTAGCTCTCTTCGTGGATTGACGAACTTTGTTATATCTTCAAGAAGAGGCTCGTAGTCTCTCTTGACCTCTTCGTGATGTTTCATACGAGTTAGAATATCAGAACCTAAACTCATTGATTCTCCCCTAACAGTGTGGCCGAAGCTAACGACTGGCCTTCGGTGAGGATAGTTCCCGCCCTACCCGCTTTAGCTAACTGCGACCTTCGCCTGTCCCTGTCCTT